GGAATCGAACCTTCTCAAGAACGCTAATCTGGCGCTAAAAGGCTTATAAGACCTCTCTGACTTCCAAGTCTCGCTGGCATTGTATTTGGTCCTCTCGACAAGAATCGAACTTGTAATGGCCGGTTATCAGCCGACTGTTATACCATTTAACTACAAGAGGAAATTTGGTGGAGGTTGATGGAATCGAACCACTTGGCGCCACCCTACTTATTATGCCTACCGGGTTACAGCCGGCAATAGGGAACAACCTCCGTTAACACACTCTTTAGAATGTGTGTATTAAAGCACTCTTCATGGATGAACCCACTTGCTCCGAGATTCCTCAGAACCTGAGAATGCTTTAATACGCTACCATTTTTCGCTCCAGAAGAGGAGTTTCATCCGATAGGCCGCCCGTTCGCTCCATGTTTTAAGTGCAGAGCCAGGACCTCGTTTCCTGTATGTTCACACTTTGTACTTTAGTTTACACTAAACGTTGGTGCTTTCGCTAACGCTTCGTGATACACTCTAGCACGTTCAAACTTATCTTGAATAAGTTTTTGAAGCTGTTCTTTAGTAAGAGTATTACTAAGAGCGGCTTCATAAGCCTGTTCAACAATACGTTCATTTAATTTTGTATAATCTATCTCTTTCATTTTTCCTTTCCTTAAAAACAAAAAACCCCAGGGTTTTAATCCTAGGGTCCTTGAAGTTTGTTGTGTTAACTTGTATGTTACACGACAGTCCTCCGGACCCTGATAATCTCTGGTAAACGATCATTTGATAGACTTGTACTATTAATCGCCAGCCAATAAGAGGGCATAAAGCCTCCCACCTGGGCTATCGAATGTTTCGTACATTGTTGTCTGTTAAACGATTGCATTTTGTTTCTCTTTTAAACCTTTTTTATTTACTAGCGGAATTGCTAGTTCATGTGTTAATTATAGTGCCTTTCTGCACTTGTGTCAACTACTTTTGGCTATCTTGTTTGTTGTATTTCTACAACAGTTAGATGCCGCAGGTCTTTGTTGACATGACTCTATTATAGTTTTATTTAGTCTTGTTGTCAAGACCTCTGGCGATATCCGGCCAAAATGAAGGGTTATTCAATCACAACAGACAAGATGGTCTTGTTGTATTTTGTGGCAAGGTCTTGAATAAATTTTTTCCATTCCTCAGCATCTAGCATAGTATTAAATTCTATTGATCCGGTTGCAGTTGTTTTTGAAGGATTAATTCTTAATATTTGCCCAGTAGTAGTCATTAAGTCCATTTTGGCATTACGCTCTGCGGCAAATTCTGTGTTAGATGATTTGTCATCAATGCTTGCCCAAGTCACTGTAGTTGTGAAACTCATTTTATTTTCCTTTATTTGCAACCACTTTCATGGCTAATTTTTGTTTGTATTTAATGCCTGAGGGAATCATCTCAGGACTAAGGATATCATCGGATACGTTAGTATCTCTAAGACCATGTACGCAATAGGCCACAGTTTCTGGTTCTAGTGCTGTTAACTTATGCTCTACTTCCGAATCAATATAGATCATAGTCGGCGCAGTATATTCTGTAGTTTCGCCGTTGGCCTCAACTAGTAATTTTCCACTGGCCAATAAAGTTAAATGATCGAATGTGTGAGCATGTCCTTGTTCACAGGCACCTGCTTCTTTAAAATGCATTTGTCTTACAAACATGTTGGCCACAAGGCCGATATTAATTATTGGTGCTGTCATTTTTTTCTTTTTATAATAACTACGGGAATGTCCCCGTCAACATGTCCACGTGGCGGAGGACTAAGTTTTTGATCTTCTTGTTTAACAGGAATTGGTACAGTATTAGGCGGTATCATATTTAACTATTCCATTTACTATAGAAATATCAGGGTAGTGTCTTCTAATCAGTTCTTCATGTATAGGACCTACAGTTAGTCCACTCCAGTTAACGGAAGCACTAGTCATTGGTATTCCAGGTAACCATTTTTCAAATGTTAAGAAAACAGTACCTTTTTTACTGGCAAAATTGGCACTGTGTCTCTTACCGCTGACTAACATTTTTCCAATATGCGGCCACTGAATTGGATTCATTCTACCAATTTGCATAGTAATTAAATCCATGCCCGGATGACCGTGTAATGGTGCTTTTGTTGAAGGATAATTAACATACAGCTCTACTTGATAGCGATCATGTCTAAACAATATGATGGAACTGGCATTATCAGTAACATAAACTTCCGAGTCTTCAGGAATCATCCATGGCATCCTAGAATCCATAAACCATTCAAGAAAGTCTTCTAAGGTTTCCCAGGTTTCTGGAATTGTTAAAGTAGAAAAATAATCTTCAAAGTTGTATTGTTTCATCTAGTATTTATTTAGACTTTTCTGCTAATTCCTTGTATCCGGCAGTTGTAGGATGCACACCGTCTTTACTTAGACTAGTAATAGGCAGTATAGTGTCACCAAAGTTTTTAGCAATAATTTCAACAATCTCTGCAATGTCCGGTTTATTTGCAGGTAAGATCCAATAGACCCTGCTCGCATCAGTCAACTGACGAATTGCCATTAGTTCGTGAAATGTTTTTACACCTTGATGATCATTTGATCCAAGACTAATGATTACTGATTTTGCAGTTAGTTTCTTGTCTATATTTTTGTTTAGCCAGTTATGGCTATTGATACCACCTTTGGCATAGACAGCACAGTCCGGTCTAAACTGTGCAGTACCCACTGCAATTGAATCACCGAGTATGAGACATTCTAGCATTAGAATGCCTCGTATTCGTCTTTACCGCAACCGCACTCGGGACAAGTAAAGGATTCATCTAATTCATCCCACTTGCCTTCTAGTTCTTCATTGTGTTCGTGTCCGCAGACTACGCAGATGTATACTTGTTCATTCATAGTAGATTCTCCAAAACTTGTTTGTATGCATTGGCATGACGCTCTTCAACTTTCTTCAAAGCCGCAAAACGTTTTTCAGCTTTGACTAAAATTGCGGCAAATTGTGCGGCATGTTCTTTTGATTCTTCAATTTGATGCTCGGCTTCTTTGGCCGCTTCAATTTCGCCTTCACGAAGTGCAATGGCTTGAAACTGTGGATACATCTGAGTGTACTCATATGTTTCGCCTTCAATGGCTTTTTCCAAACACTCTCGAGTTGTGGGCTTACCAACTAGTAATTCTAAATGGCCCCATGCGTGTTTGAGTTCTTGATCTGCGGTGTGTTCAAAATGTTTGGCAACATCTTCGAATCCTTCTTCGCGAGCAATCTTTGCGAAGTAACGGTACTTGATATGCGCTTGGCTTTCTCCTGCTAATGCGCTACCTAAATTTGCTAGTGTGACAGACATATTATCTCCTTGTGTGTGTTGTCTTACTTTTTAAAAAGAAAAAGGACCCTAAGGGTCCTGTTTCCTTTACTCGTTCATTAGAATGAGTACTTGGCACCAAATGCCACTGTGTTGCCGTCAAATGCGTTTACACGTGATTGACCTGCTTGATAACGATAATCAGCAGTTAAAGCAACAGTCTTGCTAAGTGGATAGCTTACGCCAGCACCAACCACAGCGGCATAACCGTCTGCTACTCGACCTGCGTTGTCAAGGTATACTGCGCCAGCTTTGACTGCAACAGTAGCACCAGCAACAGTGGCCACATCATATGAACCCACTAGACTCCACTTGTTTTGATCAGTGTTTTTGGTATAACGATCAAAGCCTGCTGTTACTCCCATCTTGCCAAATTTTTCACCAACTGTGATACCTGCGCCTGGGCGCTCATTTGAGCCGCCGAAGTCATAGCTACCATTTACGCCAACTTCTACAGCACTAGCTGAAACAGCCGCTAGGGCTAACAATGTTGCGATTACAATCTTTTTCATATTTAATTTCCTTTTGTTAAATGACTCTGTGTCATTGTAGTATTATATAGTCTCCGTGTCCACGAAGTCAAATATTTTATTTGCCGTTTGTCTGTACAGTAATATTATAGCAGAAAAGAAAGGGCCCGTCAAGGCCCTTTGGTTGTTTAGGTTACAAGGTAAGTCCTACCCCGGAGTTGCAGTTTCTTAGGCTGCTACTAGACCTTCGTCGGCTGTGAAGCCTTCTACGGTGAAGTACTCAAATGTAGATGTTTTTGCATTTACTTTATTTGTATTTTACGTGACCCCACGTGTTGACCTTCATCCTATCTCACCCTGTCGAAACCATGGCAGGCCCATTATAAAACACACTACCAGTCCCTGGGATTCGAACCCACTTCTCTTGTAGTTTACCACGACTTTTACGGTCGGGCAAGCAATGTGTTTTATGGTGGACCTGGCGGGAGTCGAACCCGCGTCCAGAATGCCTTACTTTAAGGCTTGTACAACAATTTTTAACAATTAACGCTTTTTCTTAGTAGCTCGTTTTGCGGCGCTTTCCATTGGTGTTGGTTTTTTGCGTGACATAATGATACTCCTTTAAAAAATAATTAACACAATAATTACTTACTCTTACGCCTAACCACACGTTTAGCCATGGCTTTTACAGTTTTTGGCTTTGGGGGCTTTTTACCTTTGAGAATCTGACTAACTCTGCGTGGACTCGGCATAATTGTATTCCTTATTGTGGATGAATGTTACTAGCCTGCATGCCTTTTTGACCCTGCACTACATCAAACGTTACTGATTGATTTTCTTGCAGAACTTTAAAGCCTGGAGTCTGAATTGCACTGTAGTGAGCAAATAAATCCTCACCACCGTTGTCTGGAGTAATAAATCCAAAACCTTTGGTTTCATTAAACCATTTTACTTTACCTGTTGCCATTTTACTTATTTTCCTATTTCTGACATATTACTGTCGGTTAATCGCGGCTCGGAGTTGGTCCAACTCGGATTTCATCCTGCTACGGTCTCTGTTCATGTACTCGACAGTCTCTGTTAGAAGTCTTACCTGTTCATGTAACTCTTTTACCCTAGTTTCCAAATTTGGATCTAGGGTCTTTTCCTTGATAGTGATTTTTACTTCTTCACTATATGCCGGAATCATACTGACTCTACCTTCTCTTGTGATGCTTCTGGCGCTGTTATATCACCCCCTGAGGCAGTCGCCGGCGTTTCATCACGTTGTTGGAGCACTGGTGCTCTCATTTCAAAACCTTCTACCAAGTTTTCTTTGGCAGTTAACACTAACTTTTGTAGTTCTTCTGCTGTGTTTACTCTAGAAGAAATAAATTCTCCCAGGATAGTAGCAAATGCTCCACCCACGATAGCACCTAGATCTCCAACACTTCCAATTGGCTGTCCTTCGTTGTGTTTTACCAACACAGCAACTCGACCATACAAGAAATGTTGCAAATCACGGTCTAGTGTAACCAAGTTATCATCTAGACTATCGTTCATTAGTTCCTTGAGCATGTTAGCAAATACTGCCACATCTCTTTTCTTTTCCTGTTTGTCCATATTATTACTTAGCTTCTTTACGATCGTTCTTTACTGCTGTTACGTCATTGCGTGTTTCTTTGCAGAGCTTTGCCAAATCTTGACAATGCTTGCGAACACGAGTACCGGCAGCACCAACTTCTTTATCGTAGAATTTTTCAAAGTCTGCTTCCATTGCTTCAATGATTGTAGTAAATTCTGCGTATTTGTTTTGTGCCATAATGTTATCTCCTTGTGTTATTATGTATGTGTTAGGTCCAAAGACCGTCACGAATCTTGATAAGTCGAATCATCATAGCTTCATCTTCTTTTTCGTATTGTGCTTCAATTTTTTGAAGCAGTTTGTGACACTTGTCACTTTGCTTTTTAAGTTCAGGAGTTTTATCTCCACTGAAGCTTAGTTTACCACCGTTAGCAACTCGACTAGCTTCACAGTATTCTGTCCAACCACTGGCATCATAAGGATCAGGACGAGCACGATAAGTCACAGTCCACCAGGTGTACAGCTCTTTGATTTCTTTTGCACGGATTGCTTGACTAGTAGGCCGACCGTAGTTTTCATCACCTTCTTCCACGCCCATGTCGTTGCCAAGTTTAAGAGTCATTGCCCAATCTAAATGATCAATGCCTGCCTGTGGACAACGCCATGTACGCCAACGCCACCAACCACTGGCCCAGAATGGAGGATTATATTTGGCACGGTCTTCTTTGCTACCCCATGCAATATGACTCCATGCCTGTTCTATTTCAACAAAGTCGACGAGTTCGTTAAACAAGCATGGTAGAAACCGGTTACCAACATCTTGCCACTGGCCTGGCTTGATGTCGCGACTGTGAGCAGTAAGACTATGAGTCCTAGTGACCCAACGGTTATTAATATAGTACTTAACACTGTATAAACTCCTAACAGGCCAAGTGACAAAGTCTTGTATATGGCCAAGTGCTTCTTCAGCTAGCCAATAGCGGAAGTTATGTTTCATCTGTGCCGCAGTGGTCCAGTCATCCCATTCTTCTGAGGTGCCCACGCTGAGTTTTTTGGTGCCACGAATCCAATCGGCGAAAGGACTGCATGACCAGTAATGTGTATGTTGTGCCATAAGTGTATTATACTGCCTACTTATCAGTAAGTCAAGTGGTTTGGTGTTTTAAATGGTTTGCCGTAGTAGGCATTTTCTAGCTGAGTCATTATCTTACGTTTCATCTGACGTACTTTTGGATGTTCATGATTGTAATCAAATACTTTCATAAATCGTCCCCAACTATTATGGCGGCGGACTACTCTCTTAGGAACTGGACTATCCAAGTAGATCATGATAGCTTTAGGATCAAATTCAAACTTGTCTATCATATCCTGTGCTAGGTTAAATGAATGTGCGCCCATTTCATCTCTGTCACCGTAGTACTCTTGCCATGCTCGATCCTTGGCATAGTAGGCTGTACTTTCGTATCCTGGAATGTCTTTAAAGTTACGGGCACGATATTGTCTAACGTGTATAATCTCATGTAGGATTGTATCTGCAAATAAGGTACATATACGTTCCCAACGATAGAGGCTAGTTTTCATAGTTAGGGTATCAACAGGAAATGCCAATTCAACTTCAATAAAGCGTTTCTTTTTTTCTTTATCAAGATGACTGTAGTAAGCACCTCCAATCCAAACTTCGCCTTTTTTAACGGGCTTGTGTCTATGGGTTCTTACTTTGACAGGAAGATGTGCTTTGATATGCTTGCTTATGATACTTGTAATATCACCAATAGGTAGCCGCTTATCTACGATTTCAGGTTTGAGTTCGTAGAGCATAGAGTACAAAGTATCTCGATCCAATAGGGACCAATTAAAAGCCTGACGGGCCATAGCACACTCCTTGACTAGGTATTTATCCGCTTATTCAGGAATGTATTGGCCAAATCCGTTTTCTATAAAATGACTGTATACTTGATCTTTATCCAACTCAGATAACTCTTTTACACTTTTAGCAAAGTCGTTAAGATTGGTTATTCCCTGAGTGGTTCTAGCATCTACCAGCATCTGCAAAACATCAGCCAAATGCGCCAGATCTTGCATAGCAACATCTACTTCCCCATCCTCTAGTAGCCTGTAGGCTCGTTCTGCTTGGGTATAGCAATATTCGAACATACTAGATTCAAACTTTTGATTATGTACCATTTTCCTTCTTTAGTTAAGTGTGCTTATTATAGCAATAGTATTTACTCAAGTCAAGATATTTTCTGCTCAGATCACTGACTAAGTTAGTTGTTTTGTAAAGTCCAAAAGTAGTTGATGATGTTGTCCGTTGTGATACTTGGCTTTCATCCAGGTATATCCGTCGTACCAAAACTGCTCGCTTTCGGGGTGGCACCCTATAAGTCCTATATTGTCTTGCACAATGGCCATTGCGTCTCCGTTTGCGTATGTTGCAATAGTAGTAAATTTATTAGTATTACCTACTAGAGCACATCCGTCATACCAGAACATGTTCATTGGATTGCCTTGCCATGTTATACTGATATTTTTGGCGTGTGGTCTACGGGTATCTGTATTAGGCTGTGCTAAGTATTGCACAGCATCAACACTGTCTAGTATATCAAAATAGTGTTTACCTGCCCAATAAGCACCCATGCAAATTCCCAAGTACTTACCCCCGTTTTGTACAAATGATTTAACTCTATCTTTGATATGTTTAAATGCTCGATCAAATGTACTAGCGTCACCAAACCCTCCTGGAACAACTATCATGTCTACGTCATCAAAGAAGTTGTCTTCTAAAGGATTAATGCTGAATATTTTAAAGTTGTAATCTGATTGTAACGCTTTAATGACACCATTGCCCGACTGTACGCTACACTTAGGATCGTACAAAAATAAGGCAATAGTAGGTTTCATGTTACAGCTTATGTTCTGTTACGATCCATGTGATTAATAAAATCAACCACAGTATTCGTAATACATTATCAACAAGTCGTTCATAATGATCAAGTTTTGTCTTTTTCTTTTGTTCTGTCATTTTTCTCTTCTTTACGCTCAATCGGAGGAGGGAAGTAAGGTTCGATTACATAATGATTTGCGCCCCACCAGCCGAACGCGGTGAAGAATCCGTATACTACTACTTCTAGTATGCCCATGTCTGTGTCCTTTCATTAACTGCTACTATTTAGCTTGCTCATAAAAATAGGAACCTAAGTTCCTACTGCTGGTTACGAGTTCCAGCCCCACTCAATCTTTGTGGACGATTTAAACTGTCTTTTGTTCTGGCTCAACAAAAGCAACTACTTCTGCACCTTGATCGTCTAATCCGCCTTCTGGAAACGGCCATGTTGCACGAGCAATATGCTCTTCTGCAACTACTTCTTCATAATCTTCATTTTCTTCTAGAGCCTGTTCAAAGTCTTCATCATCTGGTATTGATACTACTGACAACATAACTTTGTCGTATGTTGATAGCTCGTCGACTAGATCTTTAACATGTTGTAAAATCTCTAAACCGTTGTATGCACCATCATCTAATTCTAAATTAACATTTAATCCGTGTACTGTCATTTCAAGTTTCATTTTGAGCTCCTTGTGGTTAGTGTGCTTGTGGCACATAACTATTTAAAGAATAACCGATTACAAAGATTTTACAGATATCAAATTGTCTTTAAATATTTCCCAGGCCTTCTCCCAAGTCCAGCGTTGACTACCCATTTCAACATAACCTCTGTTTAATTGTAAACAAGCGGTAACAGCATCCTCTAGACTTTCATTCATAAATCCAGTTACGCCTTGATCGATAACATCCTCAGGTCCTTGGCATGGAAATGCGGCTACCGGAGTTCCGCAGGCCATTGCTTCTATCATAACAATGCCAAATGTTTCCCATTGACTTGGGAATACAAAAACTTCGGCATTAGCATAGTAACGTGCTAGATCGATTCCGGTCTTGAAACCTGTAAAATGTACTTCTGGATAACGCTTCTTATAAGTTTCTAACATGGGACCATCGCCCACCATGATCTTTAAATAGCCGGGGTAATCCAATTCAAAAAACTTTTCTAAATTCTTTTCTTTGCTGACACGACTAACACATAACAAATACTTTGCTGGTACAGTTTCTCTAAGTGCTGGAGTAAAGATATCACGATCAACACCGCGAGTCCAGGGAATAACTTCTCCACTGAACCCGTGAGCTTGTAATTCTCTAACCATTGAGTCTGTTGTGGTTAGAACCTTGCCACTATGTTTATGAAACCAGCGTACAAAGCGCCAAGTAAAAGACTCAGGTATTCCAAAAAGTTTCTTAAGTCCTTCTGGAAACTTAGTATGATAAGCGGTATTGTGAGGAATACCAGCCAATGAAAGATATGCTCGAGCCCACAGACCAAGAGGA